ATAATAATATACTTGCAAGTATCTAATGGAGTAATAGTAAACTCAGCAGTAATAATGTCGTTTTTAGTTTCAATCTTTATATCCTCTTTCGTCACTATTTTAGTGGAAATTTGGGACAAAGAATCCTTCTTAACCTCATCTATAATTACCTTACGAGTACCACAAGATGATAACATTGTAATTACGGTTGACGATAATACAACTGCTAACCAAAATACAATAGAACTTTTATATCGTAAAATAATTGTTTGCTTCAATTTGTCGTCTTTTAGTTAAACCTGCTAATTTTTTTGTTCCTACTTTATCCCATTTTAAAAACTCATCTGCAATTGAATGGTCTAATCTATTATTATTTACTTTCTTTAAAAGTGTACTTCTTGTGAAATTTGCAACTCCAACATTATAAGCAAATGAAACCAAAGAATTAAATTGATTTTGTGTTAAAGGTTGTGTAACTACTTTACTAACTCTTTTAGCAAAATTATCGGCTATGTCTTTAAACATATCAAATGCTTCTGCTTTAGTAATTGGTTTATCTACCATTGTAACTTTTTTACCATCTTTGTAAAATGTGTTACCGTAACCAATAGTTGCTAATTTAGCAGGACATAAATAAGGTTTAGCACTAAATCCTTCAAATTCACAAATCATTAAATATCCTTTGTTATCTAATTTCATTTTGATACTATTTTAATTATTGTTCCAACTAATCCAGCAGTAAGTAATCCAGCGACAAATTTTAACTGTCCGATATAAACGGACTTTTTAGCCATATCCAATTCAATAAACTCTAACTTTTCTTTTAGTGTTTCTATATCTTGTTTAATATGGTCTATATCTGATATTACACCTTTATTGCCATTTACTTTAGAACCAACTAAAGCACTTGATATGTGTTGTAAATCTTCTTTTATTAAACGAAGGTGTTGTTCCATTCTGTCTAATCTTTCTTTTTCTTGAAATTCCATTTTAACCTTTAATTTTTGCTACTATATCCGTAAATCCTTGTATGCTTACATAAGCAGTAGCTATAACAACCCAATCTTGAGAAGTTAAATCACCTGCAAATAAACCACCACAAGCTATTAAAAAAACCATTAATTTACGTGATATAAACTTATTTAAAATTCTATCTATATTTTCTTTACTCATATCCTGCAAAGTTATGCTTTGGATTATTAACTATTATTTCATTTGTTCCAAAATCAATATCTTGAATTGACATTACATCATAATGGTAACCATCTGCAAATATTGGAGCAGTTATTTCATTTAAATTTTCATCATAAGTTCCTTCTGTAAGTACTATTAATCCAATTTCAACTATTGCCTGTATTCCTTCTTTATAGTTGTTTTCTGCATCAATTAAATCTTTAGCAATAAAATCAGCAAGTGCAGTTTCTTTATCCGTATATTTTAATTTATATATATTCATTTTATAAAGTTGTTAAAGAGATACATTCAGCATCAGTTAAAGGATTAGGAAATAAAACTAATGATTTAATATATTTTGGTACATCAATAGCATTTGCTTGTAAAAATTCCATTGCAGTAGTAGTAAATGTAGTAGATGTAACCACCTTAAAGCCATTTACAAAAACATCAGCAGTTGTTCCATTCCATTTAATACCTAATTTAATTGTGTCTGTTAATGTAGTATATATAGGTGTTCCAACTCCAGATATATATTTAATAATTAATAACCTTCCATTTCCAGCATCCCTTCTAATTGTTAATGCGTTTGCAGTACCTATTTCACTTGCAGTACCTATTCCAAATTGTCCACCACTATCTCTTGTTAAACTAAAATTATTAGTTAATTCAGTAAACCAAGTACCACCAGCAGATGTTATAAAATTATTTGTATATAAATTTGTTTTAGTAATTAAATCTTGATTTCTTGTAACTGTACTTGTTGTTGTTGGAATATATGATGTAGCATAAGAACCTAATTCAAGTTGTGGCATTGATAAAGTAATGTCTCCAATCACATTTCCTCCAACTCCACAACCAACTCTTGCTTGAAATGTATCCGCTAATGTACAAGTAAATTGTAATGAATATGTATTTCCTTGTGTTATGTTTTCAGTACTTAATATAGGAACATTATTTTTTAAATATATAGATGTTCCTGTTCCTGTTGTAGCACTAAATCTTAATAATTGGCTAACTGGAATTGCAGTTGTAACAGATTCTACATAAACACTGAATGTATTTATACTATTTAAAGCAAGTATTGTATTTTGATAAAATTCTTGTCTTTGTGTATTAGTTACAAATCTGTATGCAGTTACATTTGTGTTTTTAATACTTGAAGTTGCAATAGATGTTCCTGTTGAAATAGAAAATAACCAACTTGTAGGTAAACTTCCACCTCCAGCCCAAACACTATTTAAAAGCAAATTAGTTCTTTGTGGCTCTAATAATATAATTGGAACACTTCCTGTATAATCTAATCTTGGAATACCTGTTGCAACTGATTCAATTAATCCACTACTATTTACTCTTGTAGCAGTTGTTGCTCTTGTTGTTACCATATTTCCATTACCACTTGAAGGCACAACAGAATATAGCTTATTGGCTTTATAAGCAGTAGGTGTTAAAACTAAAGAAGCTTGTGTTAATAAACTCATATACTATAAATTAAATATTGGTGTTTTTCAGGTATTTCATCTTCTGATATTTCAAATAAAGTTGGATTATCAACTATTGATGAATGTTGTTCTAATGGTTCTTCAGCTATAACAACTGTATAACTATCTGTTCCTACTGATGGTATATATCTAATGTGTCTCATAATTATACAAAATATTGAATTGTTGCGTATGCAGTAGCGTATCCTCCTGATGCCCTTTGAATTTGAATATCAAATGTATTAGGTCCAGTTGTCTTTAATCTTAATGCAGCAGTACCCATTGTGGCTACTGAAGCTTTAGTAGCAGCCATAGTTCCAACCCCATATAAAATAACATTTAATGCAGTAGAAACTCCACTTGGCAATTCCGGTGTTGGACAATCAGATGGTAACATACAAGCTAATGAAGTTACACTAACACCTACTGAAGCATAATCTAAATTTAATCTAATAGTTACTAAATCCCCAACTTGACACCAACTATAAGTGTGGTTCGTTGCTCCACTTGGAGGTGTTCCTGCACTTACTGTTATTGTTCCTGTATATGCTTGTGATGGCACATTTCTAAATACTTGTTCTGTTGGAACTGCACTTGAAGCAGTATTATTAGCTAATATTGTATAAGCACTTTGAGAAGGAGTAGAAGATGCTATTATCAAATCACCACTACCTAATAAACTGTTTCCATTTATAGATTTTATATTATTTCCTGAAATTAATGTAGCTTGTTTTCCACTAAATTGAGTTTGTATAGAACTTGTAACTCCTTTTAAATATGTCAATTCAGTCAAATCAGGATAAGTAGTTGTTGTAAGACCACTAACCGTACCTCCCGAACTAACACCTAATATTAATGCACTTCCAGTTCCTGGAATAACTATATTTGAACTAAATGTTTTTGTACCTGCAATAGTTTCGCTTCCTGTTAAATGAACTACACTACTATCATTAGCAGGTGTATATCCTAATACAGTTGCTATTGATTTATTTTTCCAAAGTTGAGTAGATGTTTCGTAAAATAAACCTTCATTGTTTAATGGATTATTTATATAAACATTATGAAGCTCATCGAGTTCCCAACCGTTCATTACTTTTACATATATCTTACCATTAATTGCGTGAGAATATTCAACGTAACCAATAACAACAATGTGACCAGTTGCACCAGTTGGTTTAATATTTGTTAATCTACCTGCTACAGTTGGACTTAAATACAATACATCTCCATCTACCCAAGTTTCACCTTGTAATGAACCTGTTGTATTTATATTTTCAAGTTGACCCATTGTAATAATGAATCCTTCTTGATTCGTAGCTATTGTTTCTGTAACCAATCCGATTGTATCAGCACTATTCAAATCAATATCTCCTTGTGCTAATTCAACTGAAAGTCTTTGTCCAGTAGCACCAACAACTCTTACCGCTTGATATGATGCTTTTGTTAGTGTTTGATTTGGAGTTACCTTATTTACAATTCGAGCAACTAAATCAACACCGTTTTTAAGAACAACTGTTCCACCTTTTAAAGTAGTTTCTGAACTTCCTAAAGAATCATTCCATTGTGTTGTTCCTACTGTTGCAGTTCCTGTTGGAGTTGTATCTAATGTAACTTGTCCTGTAATTAATCCAAACTCACCTAAATTAACGTTTGTAGTAGCTCCTGTATATGGAACTGAATTTGCTAATTTAGTCTTTTCAGCAGTTGTATAATCATTTAAAGTAGCTCCTGCTAATGTACCATTCCCTAAAGGAACAACTGCATCTGAACCAGTACTTGAATTAATAGTAAAATTAGTTGATGTTTGAGAAGTAGTTAAATTCGTAGCACCTCCACCACCTCCACCTCCATAAGATATACTTCCATCTGCCATTAAATATTCATCAGCAGGACCACCTAATTTAACAAATTTATCAGCATTTATTTGTTGAGTATATCCTTGATTTACATAAGATATATTTCGTAAAACTGCTAAAGAAGATAGTAATTGATTAGGTGCTTCAAATGTTCCACTATCAGCAATTGTTCTTAAATAAAAAGCATCGAAAATAGAGTTATCTCTATCTAAATAATTTAATTGTAATTGCTTGGAATTAATATCGTTTTTAGTTCCAAGATTTGATAATGATGTAGTAGTTCCATTTCCTAATAATACATCATTACTTGTTGCTCCACTTTTAATAAATGAATTAGCAGTTATAGGAGTTGTTGTAGTATTTCCAAAATTAGTAACAGATTGTAAGTCTTGACTCCCACCAACACCTGATACTTCATTGATGTTAATGGTAGTTAAATTTGGATTTACAGTAATTGAAACAGTTTCAGTTGTTTCGTAAACATTAATATCTATTATATCGTTTGCCATTATCGAGTTACATCATTAGTTACATAAAAATTACCACTTACATAAGTTTTAACACTTCCATCAGCTTTATCTAATTCAATATCATAAATATAATTATTAGCATCAATATCAATTATTTGCTTATTAATTTTAAAAATACCACTTGATGGATTTGTAATTGTTATACCGGCACTTGCAACCGATGTAAGTGATAAATATACAATCCCACCATATTCTTTTCTCAATTGCATTCTTAAAGTACATCCGGTTAAGTTTAAAGCTACTGAATTAACAAGTAATTCAAAATTTACTGCTTCAAATGTATCTCCTTTTATATGCGTAAAATCTAAAGCCATATCTTAATCGTTTTTATATCTATAATCTCCTGCTGCATTATCCGGAAAACTTGTCATTTGTGGTAAAAACCAACCTCCAAAGTTAGCAGACATATAAGGAATCTGATCTCCAGTTTCTGCTAAATAGTATTCTGGAAACAAAGTATAGTTTACAATCATATAATCAATAAATTTTTGAGTATAATTCTGTGCTATTTGTCTTTGTTTTTCTACTAAATAATCAATTTCTGACTTTTCTACTCCTGTACTATTCTCTGAATTTCTTTTATAGACTCCATTATTAGCGATTGTATAAGAAATAAACGGTAATATCTCCACCATTGACCATTGTATTGTCATAGGTTTAATATAATCATTTAATAAAGTTAAGTAATTACCACTTAAAGAACCGGTAACAATATCATTATTAATCTTATCGTATAATCTTGAACCTAAATAACTAAAGATATGTGTATCTTGTGCTATAATAACAAATTGTTTTGTCTTATCCGGATCAATATTTCCGTTTAAAACAGTC